ATCTAGAAAGTCAGGTTTTGGTGCTTCGTCCATCTTTGCCTTTTTATGGTATGCTTCTTTGAAACCTTCATACTGTGCTCTTAAACTGTCAGCTAAATCTTGTTCAGTCACTTGATCTTCTTTAGTAACAGCCATTGCATTGTCACCGTCTTGTGCTTTTGCGTATTGATTCTTTTTCCTATTTAAACCACCTGACATAGTGTTAACCAATGTGTCTGTGTCTTGCACTTTTTCTTCTGGTTCATTAGCGAATGTTTCTTCTGCTTGTTCTTCTTGCGGAGCAGTCATCATGTCTCTCATTCTGCCCATTTCCTGTGAACCCATTGCATCATCACCGTCATGTCCACAACTGTGTCCTGGCATACCGTGTGCTGGGTTTTCGTCTGCTTCTGGTTCTTGGCTCATCATGGCTTGGTCAACTTGTTGAAGTCCTGCCAGTTTTAAAATTTGCATCATCATTCCTGCTTCTTGTGGAGAGTCAGTTGAAATTTGTATTGCTTCTTTTACTTCTTCTTTTTTGCCTGCTTTTTTATCTTGATATGCTTTTAAGCCTGCTGGTATCTTGCCTTCCGTAGCTTCTTCAGTACCGTTTATACTGTCCCAGAATCCTGCTAGACTCTGACCGTGCTTTTTAATAAATTCTTCTCTAGACATTTTTTCTGCTTCGTCGTGCAAGTAATCTTTCATGCCACCTTCAGCAACTTCTTGTTTGGGATTAGTTCTTTCAACATTGTCCACTGCGTCTTTAACCAATTCAGGTTTAGTTTCTGCTATTTCTCTTAATTTTTGTAATACGTCGATCATTTCCATAACTTATTTCCTTTTTGGGTCTGGGTGTGTGTTTGTTGATTTTGTAAAAGGACTTGGTGTTGATCCTTCTTCTTTACTCATAGAATTTTCTTTTTCTTTTGGATGATCTTTGCTTGTAATTTTAGATTTCATTAATTCTCTTAACAGACCCATGTTGTACTTGTCACCAAAATAATCTTCCTGTTTAACTTTAGGTGCATCTTTCATTTCGATATCTTGTAATTTGTTTGCGTATTCTGATTTCTTTGCTACCTGCATATCGTCTTGGTATTCTTCTGTAGGTTCGCCTGGCTTTCTAACAACTATGTGTGTTGTTGGGATTCTTAATAAGTCTGAAAGATATTCGTGCATTACTTTTTGCGATGCAGGATAGTTTGTTGTAACGTCGTATATTGTAACTTGCTCATTACTTAAAGCAGGAAAATCTAACGGTAGTGTCATGATAGGTGTTTTCTTACCTGCTGACATGTTAGCTAATTCAAATTTAGCAAGTGCTCCTTCTAGTTTAGAAGAGAAATTTTTTTCAAGCTCGCCCGCTACCTTAATTTTGTAGTCATACGACTTTGCTGATTCTGTTAGGTAGTCTTTAAATGTGCTCATATGCAATATTTAGTCTTTTTTAAGTAGTTTCCTCATCAATTCGTTACGATCAGATATTACAAATCCGTCGCTTTCTTCTATAGTGCCACCTTCTTTGTTACCTTGATCTAATTTCATTTTTTTAAGCTGTAATTCAACTACTTTTAGCTTTTTATCTATTTTAGAGCTCTTTGCATCTATGGCGTTCTTTAAGAAATTACTTGCAACCTCAAAAATACGTCCTGAATAACGTGAGTCAACGTTCATGCCTAGATCCATTAGGTTCTTGTAGCTTTCTTCTGCTTCTACTGCCAGTTTATCCATCTCCAGATCAGACATATCACCCAGCCCTTTTACCTGTGGCAATGATGCCGCAATCTTGTCAAACTCCGCATAGCTTTTCTGTAGGTTCGCCTGTGTCTTTGGATCTAGATTTTTTGTTGAAGGATTCTCTTGTCCGGCATTCTTAGCCCTCTTGTCTTTTTCCTTCTTATCTACTTCCTTGAATGCTTCTTTAACATTTGGTAAATTAAGAATATCTTCTAACTTTTTTGTCATCGCTGTATTTACTTACGTTTACCGTTGTGGAATAACTGTTCTTCTGATACTACTCTAAACTTAATTTTTCTTTGTTTGGCGTAAGAACTTGCGGCCTCCCACTTGGCCATATTGATTATAACCTGTTTTTTCTTGGCCATACTTTTGCCAGCCGCTTCCATGGTAGTCTGACTCATGGGTTTTATTTCTACCATTTCGGCATGTTTCCTGCCTTTCTTATCTTGGTACACTATGAAAAAATCAGGAACGTATATAGTGTACTTTCCCGTGAATGGATGTCTGTATGGTATCTTTATAGATTCGCTGGCCCACTGGTAAACATTTGGATGTTCATCACACAATCTCATAAATGCGTGTTCCCAACTTGATCTATATGTAGGAGTTTTTGTACCAACATACTTCTCTCCGTTCTTGGGAGAGAATTTGCCCCTTGCAAATCTGGGTAACATTAGTCTATGATGTTCCTAGATACAGTGTCTTTGGTGGATAGAGTCTGTCTCACACCCAACCTACTTGATTTGTATCTGTTGGCATTTAATATTATTGTGATAAGTTCTGACAGTAGAGCCTCTGATGCATAACCCAATTGGTCTAGGATCTCCTGTGGTTTTATGTTGTCAATCTTGGCTTGTGATAGAATGACATATGCTGTGGATTCGGCCGCCGTCCTTGAAAAATTACGTTTTACAAAGAACGCTACTGTGCTGTCATACTCACCAACATTAAATTGATAATCACTTTGATAATCTGTTGTGGTCAGCTTTTCGATAGTTTTATCTAGCCCGTCTTTTTCTTTGGGTGGTAAGTTAGTGTAAAATTCGGTCATTATAATGTTGCCTTTTCTGTTGCTATTTCAACATCCTGTGTCTGTCTTTCGATCTTTATGTATCCTTCGGTAACTAATTTTCTTATGTCTGTAATTACTTTACTTGTGTAAACAGTTTTTATGTTATCAGAGGATCCTTCATATTCAACATCTGATTCTGCCACAGTTAACGATTTACGTGAGCCTATGTCTTTGTAATATATGCCTGCCGCAATCTCATCTCTTATGTTTACATCATTATTTACAAGATTGAAAGATTCATCAGGTCCAAGAAAATTTACTGTATCTAATGTGGGATTGCTTATGACTGTGTTGTTGGAATGATTCTTGTTGTCTGCTGTGCCTATTGCCGAGGCCACTGCAACTGCACCCACTACCGCCGCACCAACAGAAAATTGTGATACTGGATTGGTTATCGAGCCTGCTTGTTTTCCGACTTCTAATATACCATCTTTGGCTATTCCTTTTAATTCTTCTTTGACATCTGACTTCTTTATTTTCCTAGCATTATTGTATGTGTTTGATGCTGAGAGTATCGCACCGAGAATGTTTCCCGATTGTACATTCCTTATCACAGATCCTACCCCGTCGACTATACCACCAGGACCAAATATGCTGTTGGTACCGCCACCCAAAACAGTTAACGGACTAGGTGAGTTGTCGTAGTGTACTGTGGCAAATCCAGGTACATTGTTTTTGTTAACAATACCTGATTTGTATATCACTGTCTCATAAAGTATTTGCATAGTGTTGTTCATTACACCTGCACCGTCTGCCGCATCTAGATTATCGTGTGCGAATGAACCTATGACAGGATTGACCAAAGTCATTGATGTAAATCTCTGTTTGTGTAACACAAAAATTTCTATACCTTTTAGGTAAGGTTTCTTTCTCATTTTTGGCGTATCAAGACCAAATTTTGTTGTTGCTCGTTCATCTCCAAAAAGATAATAGTCATCTTTTGTATTTGAAATAGTCAGGTCACTGTTCATACCTACTGAGTCTGCTATGTTGTATTCGTAGTACTTCTTCCAGAAAGCATTAACCGTGTCTGCATGGTCGTCATGGAATGTGATGTTTACTGGTTCGTATGCTATTCTAGTTGTTGTGTACATCTTCTTGTTGTACTGCACTTTCTCTTCTACACTCAAGTCGTATTTTGGTAAGTCACATGCTTTTACTAGCATGTTCAGTTCGTATCTCTCGTTCTGTGAAAATCCTGTTTGGAATAATGACTCGTCGAGATTGAATACCACGTGAAACAGAAACTTCTGTTTTGGCATCAACTTGAAATTGTTGTCTACATACAATCTCGATGCATGTTGGTAATCTTTCATACCTGGTAATCCGTCTTGGAAACCTTTTAAGAAATTGTTAATGCTTGGCATACTGCTATTTATAGTCACAAAAAAAGCGCCTATAAAGACGCTTTTTTCACTTTATAATTGCTAACTTAATTTTGTATTACTGTCCGCCACCAGTACTTAGAGTACCGATTGTTCTAGCTACTGCTGTTCCAATTCCTGTTCCTGTTGGAGTTTGGATTGCGTTATCATATCTTATTGACATACTAATTGTAGCTGGCTCTGACGTTGCGTATGCTAGTGTGTTGTAGTTAACGTTTTCAATGTAAGCACCGTAAAGTTCCCACGTTTCTAAAACGTTTGGAGCACTTGCTCCATTACCACCGTCTAGCATTTCAATTCTGCCTGTGAATTTGTAATCAATACCAGATGCCGCACTTGACTGTTCAAAGAAATCAAACTGTTTCTGTATCTGTTCGCCAACCAGTTTAGTAACTGAGTTGTTAACGTCATCTCTTAAATTGATTGTTATTGGTTCCCACGTGTGTTTACCTGCTACATAAACTTTTGAGTTGTACACGTCTAGTGTTACTGTGTCAAAAGTCAAGTTAGGTCTTGTGATATCAATAACTTGTTTTGTTAGTTCTGATCTTGGTGTTGATACTCCAAAATTCTCTAGGATCGCTCTAAAACGATATTGCAGTTTTGGCATCAATAAACCTTGTGATGCTGAACTCTGATCGTTTGCTAGTGGTACTGTGAATTTTGATAAAGTTGATATTGCCATCTGTTTCTCCTATTTATCCAAAATTAGTTCCCTAACTTTGCAATTTCCCCTGTGTTTTTGATTCTTAATGGTATGTAAATAAATTCAACTGATTTAATCGGTTCAATTGCTATATCCACATACAGCTCGTTTCTGTCAATCCTTGTAGGTGTGTTGTTTGTGTCATCACAAACTACTAGGAAGTCAAACAATGCTCTCTGACCAACAAGTTCTAACATGAATGATTCGATCGCACCTTTGATCTCATTTCTTGTTAGCTCATCGTTTGGTTCAAATATGAACGGCTTAGCAATAGCATCTAGCTGTGTTCTTAGATACACTGCCAATCTTGAAACGTTGATTCTATCTAATGCCGAACCTGACGTTGTTGATGTCAAGTTACCAAAGTTAACAATTCCCGCTCCTGAGAAGAAAGTAATTGGATTTACTTTAACCTCATGCATTGAATCTCTCACTGACTCCGTTACAGATATTGTTTGGAATTCTCCAGACGATGCTTCTATGTATCCAACTGAAGTTGCGTTGTCTACAACACCTCTTCTTGTTCCTGCTGGCGCGAACCATGGGAAAGCAATGTTATCGTTGTTTGCTAACGTTCTCAACATCATGTGTGATGGTGGTACAACAATTGATTTTCCTGTGTTGTCTGTTGTTAATCCTGATGGATAAAACACGCCCAAGAAATCACTTGCACTTACTAGGCCGTCTTCACCGTTGTCTAGTGCCGCCGCTGTGTTGTTTGCCCAGTTCTGTATAGCAGTTGATGTTCCATCTAATCTTAATGGAGTGTCACCTACTATAAATGCTGTGTTGTTTCTGTCTGTGTTTAAGTTGATCATGTTTGAAATCAATTCCGGATAACCAGGTGTAGCAATTACATTGTAACCTCTTTGGTCTTCTCTGATTGCTTGGTTGGTATCGATTTCTGATTTTAATTGTTCAACAATTACTTTTCTCTGTGCTTTTCTTCCAAAAGATCCAGAGCCGTCTGCGTTGTTGCTAGATTTAGTAATCCATCTGTCTGGGAAGTATGTAGCAACAGATTCATTACTTACTCTGATGTTACCTAACCCTGATGATCCGCTTCCTGGATATTTGGTAGTTGTGATGTAACTGTTTTTGTATTCTTTAACATTGTAACCAGAACGTCTAGTGTTCCAAAGCAAGATACCTTGTGGGAAAAGAGTTGGATCTGGAGCATCTGGGTCCAAGAAGCCATCACTTAACAAGTCTTTGATAGAACTGAATGTACCAGCTCCGCCTGTTAAAAGTGTGTCAGCTTTGCCTGCCGCTGTGTGCAATCTTGCATCTGCGAAAACAATACCGTCTTCTGTAGTTTGATCTGCTTTGTCAACAAGTTCCCATGCCGCACCCGAAGTCGTTACTGCAACTTGGTTTGCCGTGTTTGTTGAAGTCAATGTTGCTGATGTGTTGTACTTGTAAAGTTTTGGATAGTTCTCAAGATCACTTGTGTCAATCCATAAGTCATTAGTTACTAGTGCAGTACCATCTGATTGCGTAGTTGGTGCTGATGCACTGAACTGTGGACCATTCGGATCAGTTGTTGAGTATGCTGTTGCATATCCAACGAAAGTTGTTCCATTGTGTGCCATGATATCTGCTTCGTCTATTGAAGTGTCATACCATAATGTACCGTCTGCTGGCTCAGTAGTCGGTGAGCTCAATGAAGCTGTGTAACTTAATCTCTTCCAGTTAGAAGCTAGTATACCGTTGTCTGCTGATGAGTCAATAGTAGCACCAGTTGGAATGTCATACAGGTTATCGATCAATGTTGTACTGTTTGCTGTGAATGTTCCATATGCGTGTGCTGTTGTTTGACTGAAACCTGCATCTGCTAATGGTGTTCCAGATGTGTCATGCATTCTGAAGTCACCGCCAAGTGCGTGTGTCATTGTGATCGAACCAGCAGTAGTTTTACTTGCTGATACGTTAGTTAAACCTGCACCGTTTACAGCCGCGATGAAGTCATCTACGCCTGTTCCGCTAAGTGTAACTGTCACTGAACTGTTTAGTGCTTCTTGGTTCTTGACTGATTCTTGGATAACAAAAGTTTCTGAACTCGTGAAACTGTAGGTAGTCAATAAACTTGTGATAGTCGTAGCACCACCTTCGTATCTGAATAGTTGGAAGTCGCCTACATTTGGAGTTGTATCATTGGCATCAGCCGCTGTTATGCTCTGCTCAGTGATGTTGAACTGTGTGTAAATTGTTCCTGTCGTTAATGCAGTTCCACCGCTCGCCGCATCTAAGTTGAAGATAGCTGTGTTGTGATTAGCATGTAAAGGAGCCGCTACTGCTGAGAAACTTGCACTAGCCGAAGAGTAAAGTTTTGCAACAATATTAGCACCTGAGTTAGCCGATGTAGTCTTGAACCAAACTG